GCCCCTCGGACAGTAGCAGGCTCACATCGCGGCGAAGGCCGGTGTAGTACCGGATCAGACGGTTTTCGCCGCCTTGACCTTCGTGAGTGCCTTCTTCACTTGCGTTCTGGTCAGGAGACCCGCGATCATCTCCCACGCTTTTTTTGGGCCACCCACGTCGATGAACGTGAGATCGCCGATTTCAAGCAGTGCCTTGACCTGGGTAGGTCCAGGCAGTTGCTCTGCGTCGGCAGCAGTCCCCTCACCGGCCGCAACCGCAATCGCGTTGGCCACGAAGCCCGGCGCCTGCGACACCAGAGACAGTGCCAGCGGTTCAAACTGGTCAACCGTTAAGTTGTCGAAGCCGTCGAACAGTCCCGCCAAGGCATCAAGGTCGGGAAAGTGCTCACGCACCAGGACCGAGATGTCGTTGAGCGACAAGCCCCTCACACGGAAGGAGTTGCCGCCCGCCAGCGGGACTTCGCGGGTTGCGGGTTGGTAACCGGCAAGGGGCATGCGCTACTCCAGCGATCAGGCGCCGCGACCGTCGATGTAGACGGCTTCGATGTTGGTGGCCTTCTTCAGAGCCTCGAACGAGAAGGACATCGACTGCCAGTCTTCGCCCTTCAAGTTGTAGTCGCCATCCGGCGCCAGCTTGACGTAGGGGAAGTAGTAGTCGCGGTTCTTGCCCTTGGGGTTGTCGGCCACAAAGCGCAGCGCCCCGTAGATCGACGTGGACTTCGAGATGATCTGTTCACGGGTCGTGGCAGCCAGGTCGTAGGTGACCTGGATGTCAGTGCCCGCGCCAGCATCGGGAATGTCGGTCGAGCCCGGAATGATGTAGATGCGGCCCGTGGCTTCATCGACTTCGTAGTTGCCGGGTTGCGTGACGGTGGTGGTGAAGCCGGCGCCCTTCTTGACGATGATGTTGCTGATGTTGCGCACACCACCGGGCAGGCTCGGACCCGCACCGACTTGATAGAACTTGCCATGTCGAGCCTTCGGAACCTCGAACGTGGCGGCCAAAGCCGACACCTGCAGCACCGATGCGGCGCCGTCGCTCAGGAAGTACAGGGCCAGGTTTTCCTTGCTGATGTTGTCGGTCGTGAACGAACCCGTGCGGTCCAGTTGCAGTGACACGCTGTCGTCCTTCGTGCGAACGCCTTGATCGCTGTCGAAGTGATCCAGCGTATCTTCGCTGGCAGTCATCGACATCTCGGGCGTGTTGCCAAAGTAGGTTTCGCCTTCGCCCCGCGTTGCGGCGACGATGCCTGCCGAAACTTGCGCGGGCGTGAAGCGGTCAAAGTACAGACGGCCACGCCCGAGCGTGTAGTTCTTGCCGCCGAGATCGGACGTGATGGGCATGATTGACTCCTAGAGGGACGAGTTGACGAGAGAACTGCCTGTGGAATTTTATCAGGCAGCGATTCGAGCAAGCCCCACCGACACCGGCAGGTAGAAGAAGCACTTGCTGGAAAGGTTTTCGGTCGGCGGGCGAACAACGCCTGGCGATGCGCGAAAGTCGGTGATCAATGAGCCTTCACCGTCGAGCGCTGCGCCCAATCGGTAGTTGGTCGGGTACTTCGGATAGCCCGTGTCTCGACTGGTGCGCGTGATGCGATCCAGCACACGCTCAACGTCATCAAGCAGGCTGTAGATCGGATCGGATGGATGCGCCTGATCCTCTGGGCACCAACCTTGTATCAGCAATGACCAGTCTTCATTGCGCACCTGGTTGGTGTCGGTGTAGTTCGCGCCGTTCGGGCGCGGCGACTCCAAGATCGACAGCATCGTCTCAGGCGAGTCGTCGCCGAAACGGGCCTTCCCTCGATACACCACGCCGGCCAACGTGGCAGGCAAGGTGATGCCGGTGACTGGCGTCACGACGGTCGTCTCCAGCAATGCCGTGAGACGCTTGAGCACGGTCAGACGGTATGAATCAGCCACGGTTGGACAGCCTTGAAAACTGACGCAGGAAGTTCGCCGACAGCGCTTCCGAGATGCGGTCGCTCACGTCACCCGAAACACCCTGCATCACCTGATCGACAGATGGACCGTACAGAAGCCATGCGCCCTGCCCTTTGCCGCCACCGCGAGTGAGTTCGACGGGCTTGTAGGCACGGTCGGGTTCTTGCCCCTTTGGCAGCCGGATCGCCAGGCCAAGGTTGTTGTTCTTGAGCCTGACGATGAACGCCTTCTGCAGCCGCTTCTGCTGCCCAGCGTGAACACGCACGAAGATTGGACGACGGCGCGAGTTCTCAGGCGTTGCGCCTTCAGCGAATCGGGCCAGCGATGTCGGGCGATCCCTTCCGCTGATCACTGCCTCAAGGGTCACACGAGTCGCCTTGCGCCGCACGTCCAGCCGCTGCTTGTTCAAGTAGCCGGTCGGGAAGTTGATCTGCTTGCGCATCTCGGACTTGATCAGCGGCACTGCGGCCCGACTGGTGTCGTTGATTGCCAGGTACGCGGCTTCGGTTGCGATCTCGGGCAGCGCGTCGAGAAAGCGCGTGAACTCCTGCAAGCCGTTGGCAATGACGACGGCAGTCATTTGCGCGTGACAACCCAGGCTTCTTCGAGTGGGCCAGTGGGCGGCTCACGGTAATCGAGGATGAACTGCACACCAGGCAGAATCGTCGGAAACGTGACGACGCCCTTGGTCTTCAGCGTGACGGTGTTCCCGGTAGGACGACCGTCTTCATATTCATCGGGGATCAGGGCGATTCGATCAATGCCCTCGATGATTTCCGCGTAGCCGTCACCGTCCTGCAAACCACCAAAAGGCTTGCTGATACGGTTGTGCCAGCATGCGCGAATCTCAACGGGGACCGTGATCGAAGCGTCCGAGTAGAACGCTTGCACACCGAACGTCGCTCGGACCGTTCGGCGTGCAGTAGCCTTCGCAGTGGCGAAGTCGAATGCCATCAGAGATCAGAACCCTTGCCCTTGGACGCAGCCTTCTCGACCTTTTCAGCCTTGGCCACATCGACAACGGCCATGGTGCCCAGCGCGTCGGGATTCATCGTTTCGATCTGTGCGACTTCTTCGTCGGTGAAGTCGAAGGGCTCGCCGATGGGCGGCACGCACGCCTGGTTCTTGCGGATAACGGTGATGGACTGCAGGGGAACTCGCTTCATTTTGATTCCTAGCTTAGTTGTTGAAGTGGTGCCCCCGAAGGGGCACCGGGGGATCAGTCAGACGTGATGATCTTGAAGGAAGCGTTGGGCTTCTTCGGGACCATCAGCGGCGCCGATTGCGTCAGCAGGTACTCGGCGGACGGGTCTTGCTCCACCCACATCTTCGGGAAGCGTTCCATGGCCCGCAGAGCGCCCAAGTCCTTGATGGCACCGAAGCAGCGAACACCTTCCACTTCAGACACACCGACGACGGTCTTCTGTTCGAGGAAGAATTGCTCGTTGCCGGCGTCATCGACGTACTTGGACGTGTCCACCCACAGTTCCAAGGCGCCGCCGCCTTGCGAACCGGACAGACGGCCCATGTACTCCTGACCTTCGTAGCCGTCGTAAATCTTCTGCACGTCGGCCGACACGCCACCAAGGTTGCGGTCCAGCAGGCCACCCGTACCGAACAGACCCACGTTGGCATGGGCTGCGAAGTACCCCCATGCCGTACCACCGAAGACCAACTTCTTGATGCGGGCGCCGCTGCGATTGTTCGCGTTGACGCGCGCCGTCATGATGTCGGCCAGCGGGGTTGCGGTGCCTTGCGACCAACGGGCGCCAGCGGCGAGCGTGTAGCTCAGGCTGGCGTGACGCTGGAAGTTCACGGTGGTGGACGGGTAGTCTTCACCCGACAGCGTGACGGTCGCATCGATCAGCGCACGCGCGGCCAACCACTCATTGCGGTTGGTGAGCATGGTGTCGTGCTGACGCAGGATTTCCGCGATCACGGCATCCCTGCGTTGCATCGGCGACAGACTGCCGGTGCCCAGTGCTTCGCCGGCCTGGCGTTCGAGCACCATGTTGACATCCACCGCATGCTTCGGCTTCACGTAAGCAGGCTTGAAGGACAGGCTGGCGTAGCCCTGCACCTTGCCCAAGCGGCCCTGCACGTTCGGCGCCACCAGCGGGGCCAGACGACGGTAGTCGCGGTCCACCTGGTCGAAGAAGATGTCTTCGGTCTCGAAGTTGATCTGTCGGGGGAAGAACGACAGCCAGAACGGCGTGATCGTCTTCGTGAAACGAGAGACTTCGAGCAGCGTCGAAGTGTCGTAGATATTGCCTGCCATGGTTGCTGACTCCTAAAGGTTGTTGTGCCGATCAGCCGATCAGCTTGCCGACGCGGAACAGGCCGGTGAAGTACGCACGCCGCTTGGCATACGAGTCGATGGCAGCGCCAGCCGGCCAGGAGATCAAGGCATCGTTCACCGTGATCTGGTAGGCATAGGGGCACTGCTGGCCAGTCAAGGCCGGCTGCATCGCCAGGACGGCTTGCGCCGCGGTGTGCGTGCCGACCACGAACGGCGTCACCGTGCCGGCCGCCAGCAACGCGCACAGTTGGTACTTGGTGATGTCGGCAGCAGCAGCGCCGGCATCGGTCTTGACAGGCATGTCGCCGCCAAGCAGTTGTTGAGGGGTCATCGGACCGTGGGTCGAGACGCCCGCCAGATCATTCACAGCCATGGTGTTTCTCCAGTCGTTTCAGTTGATGGGTCGGCTCAGTGCTTGGCTTGCGTGAAGCCACGCACACCAGCGAGCTTCGCGGCGGCGAGAATGCCGGCCGCAGCGCTGGGCTTGCCGTCGCCAGCAGCACCAGTGGTGTCAGCGCCGACGTTGGGTTGCTTGTCAGCGTCCATCGCTTCCTTGAGCGGGTTCGTCGCGGCGGCCTGTTCGGACGCTTGCGGCGCGGCGGCCAGGAGAGCCTTGGCTTCCACGACCGACATGCTGGTGTTGAAGGCCAGATGGTTCGCCAGGGCAGCGCGGCCCTTGGCTTCATCACAGCCCTGGATACCGGACACGCGGGCGCGTTCGGCGGTGCGGGCTTCCGTTTGTGCGGTCGCCAGTTCTTCCGGGGTTGCCTTGTTGTCGGCGCCCGGCTTCGTCGCTTCGGTCATTGCTGACTCCTTCTTTCGCGGTTGCAGATTCGAGCCGGTGAGCCCGACCAGGAATGCCTGCACCGCCGCTTGGGGCGTTGCAATGGCATCAATGAGGCCAGCCGCTTTCGCGTCTTCGGCCCGATAGATTCGCGCCTGTGTGGCACGGATGTCTTTTTCGTCCTTCCCGCGACCTTCGGCGACCAGCGCAACGAATGCCGAATAGGACGTGTTGATCCCCTTCTGGATGTCGGCCTTCACTTCCGCCGACAGGTCTTCGTAGGGATTGCCGTCAACCTTGTGGTCACCGGCAAAGATGAACGTGACCTTGATGCCGGCGTCGGCCAGCATCTTCTCGTAGCTCACATGCATCGCCACAACGCCGATGGACCCTGCGCCGCCGCTGGGCGTCACTGCGATCTGATCGGTGCCACAAGCCATTGCATAGGCGGCCGAGTAGCAGTTCGAGTCAACGACCGACAGCGTGGGCTTGCCGCCAGCCAATCGCTTGATGTCGGCGCTGCACTCGAAGCAACCTGCCGCTTCGCCACCATACGAGTTCACATCGAACACGATGCCCAGCACATCGGGGTCTTGCCCGGCCATGGCCACTTGCTGGCGGATGAAGTTGTAGCCGGTGACGAATCCCCACGAGTAGCCGAATCGGTTGATCAGCGTGCCGTGAACAGGAATGATGGCAACGCCGTTTGCAAAGGCGAAGGGCTTGGTCTGTTCGACCGGGGCCATGCCGTATGCCTGCACCAGTTCATTGCGGCGATGAAAGAATGCCTTCTCGCACAGTTCGGTGTTCGCCGACGCCAGCATCTGCAGGTCAGACGCCAGGCCGGTGTAATGCGCAGCAATGGCGACTTCCCGCAGATGGATGCGGGACAACAGCGAACGGGCAGCGTGGTCACTCATTTCCAATTGCCTTCTTGTGGATTCCAGTTCCAATTGTACCGACCGATGCAATGCAACTAGGTTTCAGTCGTCGTTGTCGGACTGCATCGTCTTCTTGGCTTCATTCGCGCCCGGCTTGGTCGCGCTGCTGTCGAACTCCAAGTCGAGGGTCTTCGCCAAGCGCTTCTCGCGGCTCAATTGCTTGAACACCTTGCGGTAATCTTCACCAAGGCGAGCGTTCTCTTTCTCGCGGGTCGAGAGGCCGGCATTGATCCGCATGACCGCAGCCTGAGTCTCTTTCAGTTCATCGATCTGACCGCGGCTTGCGCCAATCCAATCGCAACCGATCAGGGCTTCCCTGCGAACCACGTCCTTGTAGTAGGTGTCCAGCGTGAAGCCCGTTGGCAGCGGGACATTGCCTGCGTTGATTTCTTCCTCGAACCACAGGTGATAGATCATCGTCGCCTGCTTGTCGGCGACGACCTTCTTGCGGCCCTGCATGTACTTGAAGGTCTGACCCATCGACGCACGGGCCGACGAGTAGTTCGTCTTCGTGAAGTCCCTGCTGAATTCCTCGTAGGAGAGCCCGAGTGCGGCTGCGGTGTGCCGCATCAACGACCCCTCGAACTCCGTGCCGACGCCACCAGGCGTGCCCATCGGCTTGAGCGACAGCTTCGTGCCAGGGAACAGATGGGGCATCTTCACGCCGTCGATGGCGATGTTGTTCGATGACCCGACGTACTCTTTCAGAGCCGTCATGTAGGTTCCGAGCACATCACCAAAGCCCGACTGTCCAGCACCCATTGCGCCGAAGACGATCTCGCGCGGAAGCTCCGACTCGATTGCGGCAGCGTAGGTTGCATTGACGACGGCGTTCTGCAGGGTCACATCCTGAAAGCGCTTGGTCATCCGCATCTGCTTGAGCACGGACACCATGTCGGCCACACCACGGGTCTGATCGGGCTGCAGCGGATCGAGAATGTGAATGACCTGGCGCCGGCCCCAAGGCTTGCGCGCTTCGACGTACTTCCATGCCAGCGGAAAGCCGTCTATGAAGAAGTCAGTCGGATGCGATGTCTGGATGTAGTACCCAAGCGCTTCGCCGAAGAAGTCCTTCTTGACGCCACGTCGCAGGTACTTCTCGTCAGCATTCCCATCAGGGTTCGACAGGCGACTCGGGCTGATCATCTGGATCGCGGTCGAGAACGGGCGCGACACCTGACGAATCCACTCGACCGTTGCGAGCACTTCCCCGGTGTAGAGGAAGCCACCGATGCCGAGACGGATCAGTTCCGTCAACGTCATCTTGCGCGATGCGTCGAACCAGCATTCATCGGAGTCAGCCAACAGGTTGAACCGGCTCTCGATTACCTTCTGGAATTCTTCGGCCCACCCTTCGTCGGCCCCGAGCAAGTCGTAGTCAGGCTGCGCGTTCAAGCGGAACTGCGAACCGACGATGCTGTCCTTGTGGATCGCAACAGCACCCGTGGCATAGCCGTCGTTCTGCACCGAGTCGCGCCCGCGCGAGTCGGCTTCTTCCTTGACCGGGTTCAACTGCCGATCAGGAGAGATCACGGCAGGGCGCCAGGCGAAGGTCTCGCGTGACGTGCGTTCAGCCCCTTCGAGACCACCACCCACAGCATGTTGCCCAGGCGGGCGAATGTCGAGCGCGAACTGCATGTCAGAAGATGAAGGTAGCCGGGTGGTACGCAGCGCTCGGGGTTGGAACACCACCGCAGCCGACTCCAAGTTGCGCTTCCATCTGCTGGATGTAGCTGTAGAGGGCGGCCTTGTTGGCAGCAACAAACTCGACCCTCTCACCGTTCTGGTCAACGACCACCCGAGCGGATGTGCCCAACATCAAGGCGTGATACGCCGTTCGAGCTTCCTGAAGCAGCGCGTTCGTCGCAATGATGGTTGGCATTTGTGTTCCTTCTGGACGGTAGCGAACCGTTTGTGGATTGCGCGAGCGCTACGCAAGCGCTTTGCCGAAAGACGAGAAGTCGTAGGTCGATTTTAGCGTGTTCGCAAATGGAACGTCCTTCTCGGGCGTGCGGATGAAGTCGTTGCGATCCCACTCGGCAGCCCAACCAGGCGCATCCGCCCAGTTGACGGACTCGACGCGGATCAGTTCCGAAACGCAGATCCCAATGCAGTAATAGCTAAGGTCGGTCGCTTCGTTGCTGTGCCCGACCAGGTTCTCCCAACCCTTGTCGGTACGCACTTCGACGCACAGTTCCGCGAAGAATGAATCGCTGATCCAATCAGGAAAACGGTACACGCCTTTCATCGGTTCGATGCAGTCCAGACGACCGTCGAGATCGTCCTTCAGGACATTCGAGTTCAACAGCAGCAAGGGTATGTCACCACGCGCGCCAGCCTTGTTGTCCTTCTTGATGCTGTCGGGATAGGTGATGCGGGTGCGCGGTTGGTTGGGGGACGAGTCACCCTTCAGCAGAATGAATCGACGGTGCATATTCTCGTCACGCAGCTTGCGGTAGTAGCTGTAGGCCATGTTCGTGACACCCGCCCGGCCGCCCGAGTCGCACCCAACGAAGCGGATCGACATCAGCCGGCCGGTGTCATCGTCAAGCTCGTATTCCTTCTTGATGACATGCTCGGTGATCTCATCCCAATCCTCAAGATAGGTGTTCGGCTTGACCCACAGGCGTTCACCATCGGAGTCGGTTCGCTGGCTCTTGCGGATGTCGAAGCGATCCACGAGAACCATGTCGAACTTGATGCCAGGCAGGATGCCGAATACCTGTACGACGAACATGTTCTTCTGCACGTCGATGGTGGCAATCAGGAAGCGCACGCCGGGCGGCACCTTGCGTTCGGCCATCTTCTCCGCACGGGCCTTGAGCACTTCGGGTAGCCGCATGTCATTGAGCGACTTGGGCGTGTACGGCTCGCCCATGTTGTTGTTCCAGAACTTGCGCAACGATTCTTCGGAACCCGAACGCTCGTATTCGTCATTTGCGTCGAGGAACGCTTCTAGCAACTTGCGCCAGGACGTAAAAGCGGCAGCGACCCCCCGCAACCAGAACGACGCGATGCTTGTGCGGGGGGCTGGGCCGAACACTTCTCCCCCGACACGAACGCCCTGCCCCTCTCGAACCCAACACCCTCGGGCCTGCATCCAATCCCGATTGTCAGAATGGATTGCGAACTGGCAGTGTGGGCACTTCATCCGAACGGTCGTGGCCCGGTCCCGATTCGAGCCTTCCATCTCGGTATCCCACTCCAGGTGCTTGAACATGCCCTCGAAGTATTTGCCGCATTCTGGGCAAGGCCACTGCCAACGTCGGCGGTCGCCGCGGTTGTATAGCTTCAGGATGCCTTCGCAGGGTGGCGCCTCATGGGGCGACTTCGGCGATGCAATCCACTTCGGATTGATAACTTCACGGGATGGTGACGACTCGGCCACAGTCATTGCGTAGGAGCCGAATGTCGTCGTCCGCTGCATCGCAAGGTCGAACACTTCACCGTCACCACCGATGCTGTCGTCCATGCGGTCGCGGTCTGTGATGACGACTCGTCCGATTGGTTTGCCAGCCACGGTTGCCGGTGTCGGCCACGAAATGGTCAGCAGCATTCCGGTGGTGTACTGCTTGTCGAAGCGGTTGTCCGCGTCGGCCGTTGGCAACAGCATCTTCCCGACTTCTGTGCTGTGCCGATGCAGACGGTCGATCCGCCGCAATCCGAAGTCTCGCGCTTCGATCATGCCCGGACAGTAGACGATCATGTCCATCGGATCGACCTTCACCGAATAGGTGACGGTATTCAGAATCAGTGAGTCAGTTTTCGACGCTTGAGCACTTCCAACGAAAATCATGCCCGTGAATTGCCGTGACGAAAACGTGTCCATCGGCTCGACCATGTAGGGTACGGTCGCGTTCAACCACGGACCAACATACGCGCCAGGCTGATTGACGTAGCGGTACTTCTCGGCAGCGGCTGAAACCGATAGGTTCTCAGGGGGCGACAGCATCAGCGACAGGTCGCAGATGATCTCGCCGACCGTCCTATAGTTCTTCGCTGTCTTCGGCTTCTTGAAGTTGCTCATCAGGCTCGAAATCGGGTAGTTGATCGTCAGGGACTTGGAAGCGGCTCTCGACACGTTCCATCAGGTCGTTGAGCATGCCGTGTGTGAGGCTCTTGACGATCTCGCGTTGCTTGTCGTTGAGTTCGCTTTGTCGCTCGACGGCATCGACCATCAGCAGCGCACTCATCTTCACGAGTTTCAATAACTCGCCGACTTCCTCGACGATCTTCTCGGTCTTCCACAGTTGACCGGCCTTTTCCTCGTACTCCTGGCGCGAGCGCTGCCCGGCCCAGAACTCTTTCGACAGGTGCTTTGGAAGCTCACGCGGGTCCATCTGCTTGAGATAGGTCGCCACGTCAAAGATCGGCTTGACCAGGTACGGCGCGACTTCGTGCAGCGCATAGATGTCAACACCCGAGCGCTTGCCCACAGGCTTGACACGACCCTTGAACAACTTCGTCTTGATGGTGCGGTGATCCATCTTGAAGATAGCCATGAGTTGGCCTTGATTGACCCCCTCATAGATCGCAGCCATCGTCTCATCGTCGGCTCGACCGCTACCCTGCGTCTCTATGTAAGTGCTTTTTGTAGCCATGTTTTTCAATGAGTAATGCCAATTCGGAATCAGGCAATCGCATCAATGCCTCAATATGCCGCTGGTGATACAACGGCAACTCTCGCCGGCCGCTTCGATATTGAGCATACGTCGGATAGGCGACACCCAACAAACGGGCCGCAAAGGTAGGGCCGAGTTTGGTTGCCTTCTCGAAGCGAAGCAGAACGGGGTTCATGTGTGCAATGAATATATCACAGCACATCAGACGAAAAAAAGCGGCGAGGGGTTAGCTCGCCGCGAATCAGAGGAGATTGCTAGGGAGTCATCAGTTTACTACTTCTCAAGTAGGACGATCCCCAACGAAACGAATCTTGGGTAATTGATGCTCGCCGGCAAGGTACTTGGATGCACCAACGCGAGTAATGATCAACGAATAGAGACCGTTGCGCCGGCCCTTGTTTTCATCAATCGCTTCGTCATTCAGCAGAACCAAGTCGTACTTGCCCGCCTGCCGCGGAATCACGACGACACAATCGACTTGCTTGTACTCGGGCGTGATCAGCACTTCGCACTGTTCATCGTCAATCACTCGCGCGAGGCAGACGTGAACCATGTGAACGGCACCTTCCACGGTCGCGTAGAAGTCCACGGTCTCAGATCGGTCATCCTTCGCAGACGGCAGGCCACAATAGCCACCGTTGAGCATCGTCAGGCCCATGACCAGGTGAACGGCACCCGTCATCTCGCGGCTGAAGGTCTTGCGGTCCTGCCTGTCCATCTCGGGATTGACGCCGAACTGCAACCAGGTCTGTTCAACGCCCAGTAGTTCGGCCAGTTGCACCATCATGTTCGGACGCGGCATTGCGACACCCTTGAACCACTTGCTGATGGCTTCGGGTGCGAGCTTCAACTGATCTGCGATGTACTGCTGGCGCCCCTTGTTGGGCGGCGGCACGTTCTTCGATTGATCACAAGCCAGTTTCAGGCGCAGTACGAACGCCTGCCTGAATTCAGAGTTCGTCTGAGGCTTCACCGACTTCCGCGTATTCATAGTCCCCTCTCCGGTTTGGGTTGGCGGGATCGCGCCCTTGCTTGCGCATGGCACGAATGAGACGCTTCAATATGAGAAACAACTTCTCTTGAGCGTCCTGCTTCTGCACGAGAGCGTTTGCCACGTCCTGGTCACGGGTGCCTTCGGCTATCAGCAGTTGGACAATCACCGGGTTCGCTTGCCCCTGCCTGTCGATCCGGCCGATTGTCTGCAAGTAATACTCAAGAGAATAGATCAGGTCGAAGAAGATCAAGGTGTGGCCCGGCCCGCGCTGCAAGTTCAACCCGTGGCCGGCGCTTTGCGGGTGGATCAACAGCATCGGAATCTTGCCGGCGTTCCACGGCTTGATGCACTTCCCTTCCTTGTCCATGACCGTCGCCTTGGGGAAGGCTTTGCGGAGCTTGGCGAGCGACGATTGGAAGTAGTAGGCAACAAGCAGCGGTTCACCCTGCGCCTGCGCTTCCTCGTAGATTTCCTTCAGTGCTTCGATCTTGTGATCGTGGATGTTGTGAACCTTCTTGACCTTCTTCAGATCGTCGGTGTCGAAGTCCTCAACCAGTAGCGTCTCGTACAGTGAGCCCGACGCCATCTGCAGCAGCATGGACGACAGGATCGCGGCAGTCTTCGCTTCGATCTCCGTACCGTCCGTCAACGTAATGATGAAGTCGCGTTCGAGTTTCTTGATCAGCGCGAGGTGGGCAGGGTCAAGCAGCACCTTGCGCTGAATGATCGTTGGCTCTACGCGCGACAGATGATCCTTGGCCTTCTGCACGAGGCAGATGTCCGCGATCTTGGACAGAATTTCTTCTTCCGCGCCCGGCCGCAACTTGTACTTCATCGAATACTTGTTGTAGGTGAAGTAGCGCTCGCGGTAGGCAGTGATGTTCTTGCCCAGTCGCTGCCCTAGGTCGAGCAAGTACATCTGAGGGAACAGATGGATGTAGGTCTCAGCCGCGGGGGTTGCCGTTAGCAAATGCATGCGGGTAATCAAGCCAGGTGTGTTGCGCACCTTGGCAATAGCCTTGAACCGCTTGGTTGTCCGGTCCTTCAGGCTCGAACTTTCATCGACGATCACGCGCCTGTAGGGCCACTTGTCTTTCCAGAAGTAGACCAACCATTCCAGTTGCTCACGATTGATGAAGTGCACCGACGTGCGCCGCTGGGCGAGTTCTTCCTTGCTGACCTTGCCGTCGTCACGGATCAGCGTGTAGCTCATCCATGCCGTGTGCCGCCATAGCTCGATCTCGGTCGGCCATGTGTCGGTGACGACACGCAGCGGGCCAATGACAAGCGTCATATCGTCGTCAAAGGTCTCCAGCAGCAAGCGGGCGATGATCGTCAGCGACGAGACCGTCTTGCCAAGGCCCATGTCGATGAATAACGCCGAGAACGGATTGGCTAGGCCAAACTCAACGCACTCGTCCTGGTAGCCGTGAATGTCTTCAGGCCCATGCTCGACGTTGGCGAAGCGCTGGCGGATGGCTAGGTCGAAGGCGTCCATCTTGTTGAATGATAGCGGTTATTTCAAGATTGCACGGGCTTGCTCAAGGGAATCGACGGCGTACACGTCCCTCGCCCCGTGCGCCTTCATCTCACGCGCCACCTTGGCCTGCTGTTCACGCAGCACTTCACCGGGCCGTTTTACCTCGATCCAGACGTGACGCCCATTGCGCAGAGCGTAGACATCCATGATTCCCTTGCGAGAGGGGCTGACGATCTTCACTGCGAACCACCCCCGGATGTGTGCGAAGTCGATGATGTCCGACTGAATGTCCGATTCAAGTTGCGTAGGCTGCCGATCAAAGTTGCTCACTGTTATCCACTGTCTGTTCGTTCATCGGCGCCCTGTGGAATGATAGTAGTCATTCCAGCCAGGACGGCAAGGGCACTTTTTGGGGGATGGGGTTACCTACAGTTCATACTGGGCGCGGCACTTGCTGCACACCCCCTTGGCCGGGGCTTGGCCGATCTCGACCCATGATTCACGGATTGATGAACGGCGCTTGCCGCACAAGGCAGCCCCAGTTGATGCGTCAACGTAGTGATAGGTCTTCTGATCAGGCAATCGAGCGATGAGGGTGCCGGTTCGACCGCGCAACTTGGGGTCGATGGCGGCGACACCCAGGTCTTCGAGGGTCGCGTATGCCTCACGGATGTAGTAGTCGTAGTCCACATCGTCAGGCAGTTCCTCGGGCAGTTCCATCATCAACTTGGCGCCGATTGACTCGGGGACTGCGTTGCCGTTCTTCACGTAGACAAAGCCACCTTCGACGCCCGTTGCGTAGTACCACCGAAGGGCCTTGCCGATCTTCTCGCCGGCCTGATCTCTGGCCCCACCCGTGACCCGCTTGACCACGACGAACCGGCGCGGATCGGTGCATTGCCGAATGGTGTCTTCAACAGGCTTGCCGGTCTTCAGGAACTCAACAACGGCATCGCTGCATACGTCCATGTTCGGGTTCTTCTTCTGCCCGCTTGCGCCCGGCAGACCGGGGCCGGATGGTGTGAATGGCCCCTTCAGTTTGGCGTCGATCTCGCCGTTCTTGCCTTGCTTGAGTGCGATGTACGAATTGACGCTTTGCGAGTGGACTGAGATGTATTCAGTTTCCTCGGTCGCATAGCCGCTGTCGCATTCCCAATCGAAGAAGATGGCGTTGAACAGCGCTCGCTTGTCGCGTGGCACTTTGCTGATGATGCCGTCCGTGTTGGCACTGACAACGTGGATACCAGCCAACTCCAGCCGTTCGATCAGCATGAGGATCGCCAGTTGCCCAGTCAACGTGACCTGGATCAGCAGATGCGGTGAGTAGAGGATCGAGAACGGGCTGCCTAGCTTCCCGAACACCCCGTTACATGCCAACTTAAGCGACTCGGCTTTGTTCTTTTCTCCAGCCTTCTTCGCAGCTATCCGTTCGCGGTAGAGTCGTTCGTAGACCTTCAGGAACGCAGGCCCAAGGTGCTTCGGGTACATACCCTGCAGCAAGATCGATGTTGGGTAGTAACTGGTCACGTCACGATCCAGCAGCACGTATTCGTCATCAGAATAGTGGCTGACATTCGCTTCCTGCGAGTGCAGCCCGCCAATCCCCATCTGGTATGACGTGCCGCCTATCTTGAGCAACAGCTTCTTCAGTCGGTCGGGCGCGTCAACGCCACCGTCGTAGCGGACTTTCAGCCTGGCAGTACGAATGAACTCCAGGGCTTCCTGCAATTCAGGAGTCTCGTAGCGCACGTAGGCCGGCACCTGGTAGGGGAAGTGGCCCTGCTGGATGTCAGGCGGGTACACGCGCCGTCCAAGCATCTTTTCAATCTCGTGCTTGACGACGGCTTCTGCGATCTGAGGATCAGACTTGCTCCTCAGGTCAACGCCGTACAGATCGCTCATCAAGGCGCGCAGTTCGAGTTGTGCCTTCAGATCGTTCTTCAGATCGTTGGTTACTTCGAGATCGTTGCCGTGGTAGTCGCGGATGATCTGCCGTTCTGCTTCGCCGATGCGTTCGTCGATCTCGATTGGCAGTTCCTGCATCTTGCGCGAGTGCAGCCGGCCCGCGTAAATCTTCAAGCTGGGCATCGTCGGTGCGCCAGGGCTGACGTTCATCAGATCGACGTGATCGATGTAGTCAGGCACCGTCAGGCCCTTGCGCTGCATCAGTGTCCAATGAGGTACGCCTGACTGAATCAGGTCGTCGCTGAATTGCTTGAGTTCTGCGTTGCTGGCGCCGCTCATCGCCAGCATGATCATCGGAAGGTCGTATTTTTGGCCGATGAAGGTGTAGACCCGCCAGTTGCGGAAGATCGTTGCGATGCCCTGTCGGTCGAGAGGGTTGCCGTCGAATAGCTCGAAGACGCGCCTGCGCCCGTCCGTTGCCCGAAAGCCGATGCTCCAGTAGTTCACATAGCATTCGGTGTCGGTGACGCACTCAGGGCGTGGGTCGGTGTAGGTACTCATAGTTCGTCCCACCGTTCACACCCGTTGAAGTGTTCGATGCGCTGTCGCATCAGTCGGGCGCGGGCCTCCTTGGTTGGCGGGGGGTACGCACCGGACTTCCAACGACCATCCATCCCGACGTTTCTAGCGATGTTGGTGCTATCAGCCGAAGACAATGGTAACCGGCTGAATACTTTCGGGTTCAACATGCGC